CGTGTAGCCCGCGCTTTGCGCCAGCTGGATAAAATAGGGAATGCTCAACCCGCCTACCGCGTTGATTTTGAGCAACACCGCCGATAGCCGCGCCGCATAAGGCTTGCCTGCATTGGTTGTCTCCAAGCCCAACACCCGCTCCCAATCCGCCAGCAACGCGCCCGATGTGTCGGGCAAACACGCCCCTACCACCGCTCCCGCGCTGCGTGCCACCCCATCCAACACCTGCGCATCAATCTGCGCCTGCTGTCGCACCCGCGCCCCACCCCGCGCATAAGACACAGGCGGCAGCAAGCCCAGCAACACTTCCTGATAATTCATGCCATCCGCTCCATGTTCAGGCTGCCCAATTTAAACCATTCAATCTTGTTCACCGTGTCGGCGGTCAAATTGGCACGCGGTGCCAGCAACACCCTATCCACCACCCCCGCAGCATTGCTGATTACCGCTTCCAATTGCGACACCACCACGTCGTCGGCGGGTATCAGCGCGTCAAAATAAGCGTCCAAGGCAGCCTGAATTTCGCGCTGCGCCGCCGCCCAATCCGCGCCAGCTAGCTTAACCCGCACGCGCACATCCACCCGCGTAATATCAGGCGCAAGCACGCGCACATTTTTGGCGGTAACAGGGCGCACCGCATCAATATAGTTTTGCACCGCCGCCAAGGTTTCCGCGCTGGGCAATTGATTGGCTGATGTAATCGCCACATCCACCGTGCCCAAGCCGCGCCGCAGCGGGTAAACATAGGCGCTGGATACGCCATCCACACTTAACGCCCAGTTTTTATAATCGTGCCGATTACCACCTGCGGGCGGACGGCGGATGCGCTCCAACAAGCGCGACAACAGCGAAGCATCGTTTTCCACATCCGTGCCGCCTGTCGCCGATAGCATCACATCGCTGCTGATGCCCGCGCTGGCTGCCATCAATTGCCCTGCGGTGGTGTCGCAATTGCCCTGCTCGCCCGCCTCTGCCGCCGCAATCGGCACACGCGCGCTTAAATCGCTGCCAATAGTCGCCTCGGCGGTGGTGGCGTAAAAACGGTTGCCCAGCTTAATCTGCGCCCCCGCTGCCAATACCGCGCCCGCTGTGCCCGCCAGTGTTGCCGTGCCGCCTGCGCGGGTTGCCGCACGGCGCGTAATCCCGCGCAATGCCGCGTGTCGCTCCAAATAATCGGTGTCTGCCGTGTCGGGGAAGATTTGCCGCGTTATCCACGTTTGATGCGCGTATTGCCCCGCCGCGCAAGAAGCCAAGCGCGAAGCGTGCACATAATGGTCGCTATCGGCGCTGATGTCGGCATCGGGTATCAGCGATTGCGTGTCGCGCAAAATCGCCGCGCGAATGGTGTCAAAATCAGGGGGTGTAAACATGGGTTTAAAATCTTTTTAAAAACGGTTAAACAGGCGTTTTCAGGCTGCCCTACACAATCGGCACACGGTGGTTATAATCAAAGCCGCCTTGTGCCGTCTCCACGCGGATGCGCAGCAGCAACCAGCCATTGTGCGGCTGCGTGGCGGATACGCTGATTTGCCGCGCTCGCCCATCGTCCACAATCGGCTGCAAGGCTTCCATCGCATACTGCTCTGCCAACAAGGCAACACGCGCCACATCTTTTTCGCGCTGCAAAAGATGCAGCAGCGAGCCAATGCTTTTATCCGCCCACCATGTGCCCAGCGGCGTGCGCAGGCGGATATACACCGCGTTTTGCAGGTGCTTGATGGTGCGCCCTGTGTAATCGCCCGTTATCGGGTTCAATTCTTTATCCATGCTGGCATCATACGGCGCAGCAAACAGGGGCGGGCAGGCGCATGGCTTCGCCCCAAAAAAGGCAGCCTGAAAATGAGAAATCCCATTTTCAGGCTGCCTTTAAATTTAGGACTACTGCGCCGCCCCTGTTGTGCCGCCGCTATCACCGCGATGGGTGTGCCGTTGCAGCGAAATATCGCCCGCCACCACATCGCCCGTGGTTTTCAGGCTGCCATCGATGCGCACCGCATCGCCGCCTTCGCCGCCCGAAATGGCTAAACCGTTTTGTCCTGTGATTTGCCCTTTTGCCAACACCTGCGCACTTGCCTCCACCAGCGGGCTGTCAATCCACACCTTTTGCTTGGCGCGAATCACCAAGTTATCGCAGTCCATCTCAATCAGCCGCCCCTGCTTCAACACAATGCTGCTGCCCGATTGGTCATACACCGCCACCTCGCCGCCTTGCAGATTTTTCACCCGAAAGCTGCCATGCTCGCTGGCAATCACAATGCCATGCGTGGTATCGCCGCCCAAAGGCAACACAATCATCTCGCTGCCAGCGGGCGCATGGCTGGTAAAGCCAAATTGCTGCAATTGCTCCACATCTTGCAGCGTTTCATCAGCCAACCCCTGCACCTGCACCCGCTGAATCGGCTCGCCCGATTGCGTTGCCGCCACCTTGCCGCGAAATGCCTGCCGAATCCCATCTTGCACGCCCCGCGCCACCTGCGCGGTTCGCTTGGCTAATTTGGCTAAACTCATTTGCTTTTCAACTCCTCGTCCTTATCCTTGCCTCGCGCCGTTTTGCGCTTGCCCTTGCGTTTGCGCGCCCGCTCCGCTTTTTGCGCATAGGCATCAGGTGTCCACACCCCATCTTCTTTTAGCCGCAGCTCCGTTTGCGTGCCGGCCATGCGGCTCAACATCAAACGCCGCCCCATCACAAAGAAAATCGCATCAATGCCTTCTTCCTCGTCAATCAAATGCACGCGCTGCCCAGCCGCCCACAGCACCCCCGCCGCTGTTTTGTGGTCGCCCACGGTAACCGTAATCGTCAAGCCTTCCAGCTTCCAATCGGAAAGCTGCTTCTTCGCCTGCCGTTTCAAGGCTTCCAAATTATCCGCGTCCGCCACCACCACCGTTTTCGGTTTGTGTAAAGGCATAGACGGGTCTTGCCACACCCACTTTAAATCATGCTTCGCCGCATTGCCGCTTCTGCCGTGCGATTGCGCCAAAAAGGTTACTTCCGAAAAGCGGTTGTCCACATCGCGCTCAATATTGATGCGCTCCACATTGCGGCGGTTATCATTTCTGCTCCAACACAAGGTCGCCACAGGTTCAGACGAATAATCCGCCCCGCCCACCGCCAGCGTGCCATCCGCTTCCAGCCATACATGCAAGCCCACCGAGTTCGCCACATGGCTTAACGCCTGCCACGCGCTTTCGCTCGGTTCAATATCCACCTTATCCAGCGTTGGGTTGTTTTCCGCTTTTAATACCACGCGGGGCAGATATTGCCTCCACGGCGCAACCAGCTTTTGCACTGCCGCCAGCACCGTCATGCCTTTTACATTCACTTGCGGCGCAGAACAATCCACCAGCAAGCAAGCCAAATCGCGCCCTGTTAAGCGCAGGCTGCGGCTGCCCTTATCTTTCTCATCGCGCTGGTTGCCGATAATGCCTGTGAGCACCGTTTCGCCGTTAATCACCACTTCGCAGCGTTGCCCTGTTAAATCGGGGATTTGCCCCTGTGTTGCCGCCACGCCCAGCTCAAAGTCAAAACCATCGGCAGGGATTAAAAAATCGCTGTCAATATCGTAGCTTTGCCATGTGCGATGCTCCATGCCGCCAATGCGCAGCACAATTTGGTTGTCATACAAATTATTGGGCGTAGCCATTCATGATTTCTCCTGTTTGGATAAAGCAAGGATGGCGCAGCTGCGGATTAAGCCGTATCAATTCATCCGCGCGATTAATCTCGCCATACCAAGCAAACGCCAATTGATGCACCGTACCGCTTAACGGCGCAGGGCGCGCAATCAACGGCGGTTTTTGGTTCAGCACGGCAATCGCCAGCAGGTTTAAATGCGCCGCCGCATCGCGCAGCGTTTCCACCACGGCATACACCGCATCATAAGCCTGCGCCTTGTCGGGCATCGCCGCCAGCGTGGCGCGCAAGCGGGCAATTTCCGCCGCCGTGCGATGCCGCACCGCGCGGTTGATGTGCCACACATCGGGCGCGCTCATGCGCTCGCCATCGTGTTCCAACAGCAACAAGGCAGCCTGAAATATCGTCTCCAGCGCCATCAAGCGCAACACTTGCCCCACTTGCGCCCGCTCTGCCCAATCGCTGCCACGGCGTGTGTTGCTGTTTGCAGCCACTGCCATGCGCTGCTCCACCGTCGCCACCGCATCCGCCGCGCGCAGCAGCGCATCAAAACGGCTTTTCGCGCTGCGCACATCCGCCGTGTGCACCGCGCCATCTGCGCCAATCGCGGCAGCCTGAAACAATCCAGCCTGCACCATGCTGTGCATCTCGCGCCACAGCCTTTTACTGCCTGCGCCATCGCCCGCGCCACCGCTCTCGTGCCCGCCTAATCCCAAACTCCCCACATCAAACAAATCGCGCAACGCCGCCCACGCACCCCTTGCCGCGCTGGCAAAGCCAAACGCGCTGCCGATTAGCGCGCCGACGCTTTGTTTTGCCATGGTGAGCGCATCAATCCAGCCATCCAATGCCGCGCGATAAGTGTCAATCCGCGCGATTAGTCGTTCAATCGCCATCAAAAAGGCGTTTTCAAACACAAAAATCTTTTGCGGCTCGCCGCTTTCGCGAAACGTGATGCTCAACGTGGCATAGTCCACATTGTCTGCGTCGTGGTGAAAGTGCCAGCTCGCTGCCATCATGTTTTGCAGCCGCCCCCACACAGGATGCACCAACACCCCCGCGCCGCGTTCCATCAACGCCTCCACCAGCGCATTCAAGCGGCTATGGTAGCCCTTGCCCCAAAACACCGCTTCCACTTGCACCTGCCGCCCCGTGCTGCCCATGTCTTCCAGCCACACGCCATCGGTAAACGGGCGCGCGTGTTCCACCAACGCCTTGCCGTCTTGCTCATCCAATGCCACCACATCAAAGCGCACATCCCGAAACGACGCATCTTGCAACACCGTATGCCACATACTCATTGTCCCGCTCCTCGGTTAAACATATTCACTTGATGGCGCGACACGTTTTCCGCAATCACGCGCCCATCCAGCTGCACATGCACATTGTTTTGAATGGTTTGGTTCAACCCGCCCAGTGTGCCATTAATCGCATCCAGCTTGCCGCCCACCGCCGCCGTATCTGCCGCTAAGGCAGCCTGAAAGCTCGCCGTTTGCGCCTGCGTGGCGGTTTGATACGCCGCCGTCTGCTGGCTAATTACCGGCGCAAGTTTTTCCGCAGATTCGGCGCGCGCGGCAGCAGCGTTATTCGGCTGCCCAAAGCGGATCACATTAGGCTGCTTGCCTCGCTGCGCCTGTGCCCGTGCTAACAGCTCGCTTTCGCCCGCGTTCAGGCTGCCTGAATGCAGCAGCAAGCCTGCTGCGCCCCATTTGCCCAGCGTGGTCGGATTGCCCGCCACCGCCCCCGCCAAGCCCTTGCCCGCATTGCCCAGCCAACTGCCCGCGCCGCGCACCACGCCGCCGATTGCCTGCCCTGCGCGTGTTGCTGCCACCGAAGCCTGCGCCCCACGCGCGGCAAACCAACCACCCACGCTTGCCGCCGCCCCGCGTAGCCAGCCGCCCATGCGTCCCATCGCCCCACCTGCGCCACCGCCACGCCCCAGCATTGCCATTGCCCCTTGCGCCAATGCCGCCGCGCTCGCTGCCGCTGCCAATGCCTTTAACGCCTCGGTGGCAACAGGAAACTGCGCCGTCAATTGCGCCAGCTTGGTTTCGCCCTCGGCAACGGTGGCGAAAAACTGCGAACTTTGCAGGCTCAATTCCTTTTCCGCCTGCGCCTTTTCCTGTTTTGCCGCCTCGCCCAACGCCATAAACTGGTTTTTGCCGCCGATCACATCGGTTTTATTGCCCATCAAGCCGTCAAAATACTGGCGCATCTGCTCGGCATCCATCATCGCATTCAAGCCCGCCCGCGCCTGCATATCAGGCATCAGTTTGCTCACCATAAACGCCTGCATGGTCGCCATTTGCTGCTGCGCCAGCTCGTCGCCCTTATCCGCCCGCGCTTTGACAGCCTGAAAGCCCTTGTCCTTGCTCAACAGCGTTTGGGCAAAATCCGCCAACACCTGCACCGCGTTTTTGCCCTGCTTTTGCCCTTCCAACACCATCTTTTGCCAATCCGCCTTGCTGCCCGACGTTTTCAGCAACTTGTCCATGCGTTTGGTGGTGTCGGCGGATAAGGCTTTTTGCAACACGTTTTTAACATTGTTCGCCGCCTCGTCAGGGCTGCCCGCCTTGTTGGATGCGGATTGCAGGGCGGAGAGCAGATACGCCAAGCCCGCTTCGCCGCCAAAACCCGCCGCCTTGGCATCGGGCAGCAGCGCGGGCAAATCGCGCACCATGTTGGCAATCTCAAACGTGCCCTGCATGCCCGATTGCGCCGCCATTTGCGATGCCTTCGCCACATCCAGCCCGTTATCAGCAAAGGTTTTCGCCAGCTTGGCGGCGGCTGCGCCATCGTATTGCCCGTTTTCGCCTGCCGCGCGTGCCATCGCGTGCGTTGCCGCTGCGTTTTTTTGCACATCCGCCCAGCTCATGCCGTTAGCCAGCATCCCCGATAGCGTATCCAATGCCAAATCGCTGCTGCCACCGTTTTGCTGCACCAATGCCAGCGCAAGGGCTTTGGTTTGCGCCATGCCCTGCGCTTGCAGCCAAGCCGTATCCGCGCCGCGCGTTTCGCCATGCGCCGCCCAAGTAACCTCGCGCAGGCGCATATCCAAAGCCTTATAGCGCTCCACTTCGGGGCGCACCGCCGCATAAGCTGCCGCGCTGCCCGCCGCCACCGTTGCCGCACCGCGCCCGATT